TCATGGCGTGGTTCAGTATTTCGATCCAGTAAGACAGCTTCTCTACGTCGCAAACTCGACAGGCAACTTTACTGGAAACAGCTATATTCAAATTCACAGATTTACTAATTCAAATCCGACCGCGTTCACCGCTAACATAAATTCTTTAGTCGCATATTCTAATACGTATATCATGTATAATCCAAGAATTAATGCTACTCTACCAGAATTTGCTCAAATCACTCCTCCAGGTACTAGCATCAATTATACATACGTTGGTACAAGCAACAGTTATACCACAGACGCTTCTGAGATCGATCTACAACTCGGCTATGAGACTGAACTGTTTGACTACGAAAGACTCGCCGTCGGCAAATCCAACGAAGTATCTAATATGGGTGGAAATAAATCTGTAACCGTTAACGCTTATTTGAAATCAGATTCACCATTAATTTCTCCTGTTATCGATACAGTAAGATCAGACGTTTATGCTATTCGCAACCTCATCGATCCTATCACCTCAGTATACGAAGAATTCTACAACAACGGCGCTTCTAGAACAAAATATATTTCTCAAGTTATTACTCTCGCCGACGGTCAAGACTCAGAAGACCTACAAGTTGTTGTTTCTGCGCATAGACCGCCTTCTTCAGACATTCAGGTCTGGGTTAAGTTCTGGAACGGTAGCGATTCAGAGTCTATTACAGATAAGACTTGGACTCCAATGAGAAACTTGTCTAATCAGCTGTTCTGTGATCCAAGTAATCCAGGTGATTTTAGAGAGTTTGTGTTCTCTTCACCGTATTCATATCCCTTGATTGGAGCAAATGGAACTATCACCTGCACCAATTCTTCGCCGACCGTAACTGGTTCCGGAACTCTTTTTGGAACTCAGGTATACAACGGCTGGTACATAAACATGGTTAGCGCTAACGCTAACTACAAAGAAGTATCAAGGAAGATCATTTCTGTAGCCAACAGCACACAGATCACCCTTGACAGTCCATTTATTGGTAACTATACTTCAAACGCCTACTTTATCGTTCCACCACCAACAACTGGTTATCTAGCATCAAACTCTAGCACGCAGATAACCGGTCGTGTCACAACGTCTACTACTAATAATACGATCACTGGTTATTCGACAACTTTCGTTGCTAATACAACTTATGTTAATAACGTTTCCGAAGCTATATCGCTATCTAACGCTAATACGTATTTCCTACCAGGCGATAGAATATACTACTACGTCCCAACAGGCAACACAGCGATCGGCGGTCTGACTGGAAACACTTGGTACTACATCGCTTCATCTAACACATCGACGGTAAGTCTCGCTCAGACTTCAGGCGGCGCTACCATCAATCTTACTGGATTGTCAACTAATCCTGGTGAAGTGCATGGTTTCAGTAGCACCAACTTCACATACGACCTAAGTCCTGGTGGTATTATACAGATCAATGGAGACCAGCAGAAGATCGTTTCTATCGCTAACTCTGTATCTCTGACAGTTGGAACTCCATGGTCTTCTGCAGTAACGCAGGCTAACGCGTACGCGGTGACTACAGCTGGTATAACATATCAGAATAGAGATGGAAGTCAATATACTGGGTACAAGAAGTTCCAGATTAAGATTGTACTACAATCTAATGATTCTTCTAAAGTTCCAATTCTTGATGACTTAAGAGCTATGGCTCTACAGCTTTAATAAATACAAAGGAGAATCTGATGTATGTTAAAACGGATGTAGAAGGTTTAGTTAAAGACACAAAGAGTGGAGCAGTTCTTAACGTAGATAATGCAAAACTTCAGGCCTATAAGAAACAAAAACTATTTATGGAAGAGAGATCAAAAGACACTGAAAGATTGAATCGCGTAGAAAAAGATCTATCAGAAATTAAAAATTTATTACAGGCACTTTTAAGAGAAAATAGTAAATGATTCTAGTACAAAATACAGCATTATCTTCGACGTTTGATTTCTGGCGCAACAGAACGAACGAGATGTCAAATTATTTTACAACGTGTGTCGTCACGACAGACGCGAATGGGAGCACGACTTCCACTACCGGTAATGCTGCAATCACTGGAAATTTTACAGTAGCTGGACAGTTTATTTCTGGCAACACGACAGTTAACACCGTAGCTAATTCTACGTCTCTAACTATATCAAACACTACAGTCAGCACGACGATAACAGGTCCGACTGCTTCTCAGTATGGTAATAACTTCCATCTAGCTTCTAATGGCGCATGGACTTTCGTTTCAGTATCTAACGGCTCAGTCCAGCACTCAGGCAATAACCTGTTCGGCATCGATGCGTTTCCTATGACGGCGTTTAACGGTGCTGAATACTTACTTAGCGTTAAAGATAATGTAGTAAATAACTACTATACCAGTAAGGTACTCGTGACTCACGATACTACAAACCCGTACATCACGGAGTACGCTTCTTTCGTGACTAATAATTCTATCGGCGTGTTCACTGCCGGTTCTAACACCACTCACGTTATACTATATTTCACCAATTTTGCACCGAGTGTTACCGCAAATTGTACAGTAAAGTACGTAAGAACTATAGTTTAAGGAAGGTCTAATGGCAACAAAGGCGCATTTAGTCATAGATCAAGGTACCACATTTTCTACAGACTTGAATCTTACTGATTCAAATGGAGATCCCATCAATCTATTAGGGTATTATGCAAATTCTGTGATGAAGAAATGGTATACTTCTTCTACATTTGTACCGTTTACTACTTCGATCAATTCTTTATCTGGTATAATCACTCTCAGTCTAGACGCTAACACGACAGCTTCATTGACTCCTGGAAGATACGTGTATGACGTAGACGTAACAGAGATATTAGATGGCACAAAGGTCGTATCAAGAGTGATAGAAGGTTATATCACTGTAACTCCTGGAGCTACAGAGGTAACTTATGCAGCACCTAATACCAACATCTTTCCTAACAGCGCCCCGTTAACGTAATGTCCACAAATAAGACCATCAACGTAGTCGTATCAAAAAAGTCTAATCTTGGAATCATAAATACAGATGTTCCAGTAACACTAAAGAACGTTCCTACTTTAGCGACTGGTGTTAATAGTTTTGATCAGCTCAATGACGTAAATTTAGCGCAAAGAACTGATGGTTCAGTACCGATATACGACCAGCCTACGAACACTTATGTCGTGAAGCATATAGATTTTACTGAGATCGATGGCAACTTAGATGGTGGAACTTTTTAAAAATATAAATAATCAAAAACCGGAGAACCGTTTAAATGGCCAATAATAAGATTCAAATCAAAAGATCGGTAGCCAACTCAGTCGTTACTGGTCTCTCAAACGGCGAGCTAGCCTATACTCAATCAACAAATACACTCTGGATAGGTCTTCCGGATGGTTCTGGCACAGCCGCTATTGGTGGTGCTCGCTATCCAGGTACTCTTACTGCCAATCAAGCTATCGTAACAAACGCTACCAGCGGTGTTGATAGAATTATCGTCGCAAACGCCATCGTTACCACACTTACTGCTAACGGTTCAATAGGTTCTAATGGTCAGGTTCTTGTCACGAATGGTACTGCGATTTATTGGGGTACTGGTACTTCTGGTTCTAATACTTTCATTCAGTTCAACGACTCCGGTGTGGCCAACGGTGTTGCTGGATTTACGTTTGATAAGTCTCAGAATAACCTCTTCGTGGCTAATTCTCTACTCGTTGGTAATACTTCGCTCGTTAGCCCGACTGCAGTCGTAAATACTACAGTAATTTATGTTGGTAACAGCGTAGGTAATACTACTCAGAATACTACATCGTTCTTCGTCTCTGGTAATGGTACTACTCTTCCAACTGCAACGATGACCTCAAACGGTCTAGTCGTTGGTAATGGTTCTGTAATCGGTGCACCAACATTAATTCTCGCTAACTCAGCTGGTAATACTGTTGTAAACACCACATCCTATACCATGAGCAATGCAACTAATGTTATTTTAGTTGCGAACACTACTGGTTTCTATGGCAACAACGGTACTGTATTCTATTCTGGCAATTCAACTGCTAATACTACACAGAATACATCATCATTCTTTATCTCAGGTAACTCAACTACACTACCAACTGCTACCTTAATTGCTAACAGCTTGGTAATTGGTAACAACTCTGTTACAGGCGCTCCGGCTCTAAACATTGCTAACTCAACTGGCAATACACTTATTTCTGTTACTTCTTACGTTCTCAGCAACTCAACTGCTAACGTAATTACTGTCGGTACGACTGGCATTACAGGTAATACTGGAACGTCAATCGTTCTCGGTAACACGACTGTAAACTCAGTATCTAATTCTTCAACTTTCCAAGTTGTTGGTAACACATCAACACAGGCAACTGCAACAGTTAATTCTGCTGGTATCACTCTTGGTAATACATCTATTACCAGCGGTCCAACAATCTATATTGCTAATTCTCAAGGCAACTCTACTATCACTGCAGTTGCTCATACTATTGGTGGTAACTCAACTACACTCGGTGCAGTCTCTATTACCGGTAACGGCGCGATCTTTGGTAATGGCTCAGTAACTGCTGCTCCACAGCTCGCAGTATCAAACTCAACTGGCAATACAGTAATTAATACCACATCGTTCTTGATGAGCAATGCCAGTGGCACTGTCTACAGCATGAACACTACGTCTATGACGTTCAATGGTAATACATTCCTCAATGGAACTAATACTACCATCGCTTCGAACGTAACGGTAACTGGCGCTTATATCAACGCTTCGGCCACTGATCTTACTATCAGAAACGCCACTGTCGGTGGTAACTTAGTCGTCACTGGTACGGTATTCTCTGTCAATACCGTCACTCTCCAAGTCAACGACAACATCATTGAACTTGCTGACAATAATACTACAGGCGACGTAGTCGATACTGGTTGGTTCTCTCCTGCAGGTAATTCTACTAGTGTATGGTATTCAGGTCTCGTTCGAGTCGCTGGTAAGTCTACCAACTCTAATCCATACTTCTGGATGTTTGGTTCTAATACTAATCCAAACACTTCCATCACAGTAGATAACTCTTCTAACTCATCGACCGCAACTCTACAGGCGTACCTAGTACCATATGGTGTCGGTGGTGCGTTCGTCGCTAACTCTTCTAACGTTCAGATCACCGCTAACTCCACTCTTGGCGTTAACATCGTTGCCAATACTCTAACATTATCTACTGCTCTTGCAGGAACTGAAGGTGGTACTGGTTATAAGACAATAACAAATAACGCTCTATTGGTCGGTAATGCGACAAATGGATTTAACCAGCTGAGTCTCGGTACTTCTGGTTATGTTCTACAGTCAAATGGCACGACTGTCGTATACGATATCCTCGATGGAGGTAGCTTCTAAAATAAAGGTGATATATTATGGAAAATGATGAGGCAAGTAATATAGCAGTAGCTTACGTTCAAAGACAAGAACAGCTTTTTGTAGAACAAATCAGAAAGACTATTCAGCTTGAAGTAAGCTACGCTAATCTTAAAAGTAAATATGATGAATCGGTTCAACATAATGAAAATAATATGGAGATGATTAAACAGCTCTCTGCTTCTTTAGAAGCTCTTACCATAGAGAGAAACAATCTAAAAAAAGGTGACAGTCAATTAAGAGATAAGATTGACGAATTGGTGGCTCAGAATGAGAAAAGATTAGACGAAGTAAGAAAAGAATCTGATGACAAAGTTAAAGAAGTAGAAAAGCGTGGAAGTAATCATCTAAAAGAATACACTGATCAAATTGGTAATCTAAATACAAGAGTAAACGAACTAAAAACGAATAATGAAACTCTTAAAAAGAACTTTGATGAGCTAAATAGCGAATATCAAAGACAGAAAAAAGAACTTCAAGAAACGTTTAACGAATTAAATAAATATAAGAAAAAATAACACTCAGTATATACTGAGTCTGGGAGTGCCATATGGCGAATACAGTTTTTAAATTACGACGATCATCTGTCGCTGGTAAAGTTCCTAACACTAGTGCGCTTGGAATTGGTGAGCTTGCGATCAACCTCACAGATCGTAAATTATTCTCTACAGACGGAACGACTGTATTCGAAACTGGCGCCAATCTTACTACGTTAACAGTCTCAACAAACACTTCCGTAAATAATATCATTATAACTGGCAGCGTACAGGCCAATGGTGGCATTGGAACCAATGGTCAGATTCTTATTTCTAATGGATCTTCTGTATATTGGGGTCTTCCTTCTTCTAATGGTATTCTAGACATACGTCAGCAATACACAGGTAATGGTTCGCAGAATACGTTTGTTGTCACTGGTGGTTATCGTAACAATGATCTTTCTGTATTCCTTAACGGTACAATGCTTCGCAACGGCGTTGACGTTAATGTCACTGATGGTAGCACCGTAAAATTTACCACTGCTCCTGTTAATGGGTCTTTGATAGACGTAGTTGGCGTTGGCACTTTATACGCTAATGGTATAAGTTCAACCACGTCGCAACAGTTTACCGCCAATGGGACTGCTAACAGTTTCACTATTTCTGGTGGTTATGTACCAAGTCAGATTCAGGTTTACTTAAATGGTGTAAAACAAGTACCAGGAACTGATGTTATCATAACATCTGGTAACACTGTTAATTTTATCAATACACCAGGAAACAACTATATAGTCGACGTGTTTGGTTATCAGACATCATTATATACTTATGTTAACACAGACGCACAGTATACTTGGACTAACACGCAGACATTCAGCAACACGATAACTTTCAACAGTACTATTGTTGGTACGGTTAATAACGCTCTTTATCTCGGTGGAACAGTTGCTTCTGGATACCAAACGACAGCTGGTTTATCAGCAAATGTTGCAACATTAACTTCTAACAATACATCATATGTCGGAACTGTTACTGCAGCCAATGTAGTCTCTAATGCACAGTTAGTTGCTAATCTCGCTAACTACGCTCTGTTGTCTGGTGGTCTATTTACTGGATCTGTCAACGCTACTTCTTATAACGTTGGAACCGCATTTACTGCTAACTCTACTTTGACAAATACAGCTTCATTATCAGTTTCTACTAACAACTTAACTATTGGTACTAGTTCATATTTTGTTTCTAATGGTAACGTTGGTATTGGTATTAGTACTCCAACATTCCCATTACATGTAAATACAGTTATAGGGGAAGTTAGAGTACAAGGTAATGTCTTCACAAAATTTTCTATGAGAAATACAGGTGCTGCGGTTGATTCTAAAGCATGGCAATGGGTAAGTGATACAAGTTCAAACTCTTTATATCTAGGAATACTTAATGACGCTGAAAATGCGCAAAACCTTGCTATTCAAATATTTAGAGGTGCTAGTTATACTACTAATAATATTAATATAGGTTGTAATACTGTATCTATTGGTACTGGAACATATTTCGTTTCTAATGGTAATGTTGGTATTGCTAATACATCTCCTGCTGATAAATTATCAATTAATGGAACCACGTATTTTGGTGGTAATATTTCTTCTGCAATTAATCTATCAGCTAACACCTCTGGTATCTATACTACCGGCGTAGTAAATGCTACTTCTTATAATGTTGGAACTGCATTTACCGCTAACTCTACATTAACTAATACAGCTTCATTAGTTGTTTCTACTAACACTGCTACTATTGGTACTGGAACTTACTTTGTTTCTAATGGTAACGTTGGTATTGGTTATTCAAACCCAGTGCAGAAATTAGCTGTTGTCGGTAACACATTCTCAGTAAGTGCAGCTGGAAATATAGGAGCTCCTGGCGCAACAGAAATTTCTAGTGGAGTTGGTTCTCCAGTATCATCAAGATTTGCATTTGGCACTGATGGAACAGGTTGGCAATTTAGATTATCAAAAAACCAAGCAAATACTTATACCGATTATATCACTGTAACAGATGGCGGTAATATTGGCATAGGTAATACTGCTCCAACAACAAAATTAGTCATACAGTCTGCTTTACCAGCTACATCTTATGAAACAGATCTTGTGATAAACAATCCAAATACTTCAGGCGGTCAATCTACCATGTCTGTATTATTTGGTGGAATTGTTAAATCAAGAATAAGAACAGATTATGTTGGTAATTTGGTATTATCAGCACTTAATGGTTCTATGTTGTATGGATATGATACCAGTAATTCTTCTGGTACTGTTCATAATTTTTATGCTAATAATTCTACGTTATCGGCATTTATATCAGGAGCAAATCATTTTTATCTTCAAGGTTATTATTATGACAATGCAAATACTTCTTATTATGTAAAACCATCTCAGACTAGCCAATTTAATGCACTACAATTAGCTAGTGGTATTTCTGTTAATACCCTAGGTTATAATGGTCAATATATGGCGGTTGCAGGTTCTGCTTCCACCTGGTATAATACTATGTGGCGCAATGATGGTGGTGTATGTTATCTATTACAGTCTGCTGCTCAAACTACAGCTGCTGGTGCAGTAAATGCTTCTTGGAATACTTATAGACCACTACAATGGAATCTTTCAACTGGTAACGTTACTATAAATGGTGATGGTGCTACTTCTTGTTATTTTGGTCTTCATACTTATACTTCTGGTACTATATTTGATAATACTAATACTGCTTATTATGTAAAACCATCTTTGACATCTGTATTGAATACCCTACAGTTCAACAATGGTTATGGTTCTGCTGCTACTGCTTATGGTTGTCGTGCATGGGTTAACTTTAATGGTGTTAGCGGAACAACTATACGCTCAAGCGGTGGTGTTACAAGTGTTACTAGAAATGCTACCGGTGATTATACTGTAAATCTTAACTTTACTATGCCAGATATTAATTATACAGTCAACGTATCTAAATCTACCGGATATGGCGTTTCATTCGTTGGAGACACTATGGTGCATACTGTCTTATCAACTAATGCTGAACAAGCACCAACAACTACAGCTTTTAGATTTGGTATATGCGTCTGGAATGCTTCTACAACTGGTGTAGATGGTAAATATATTAGCGTTTTAGTCTTTAGATAATAGGAGAATAACGTGACACAAAGAATTATATATCCACAAGAACATGGCTCGATCGCTATGATTATACCGGCCGCTGAGTGTGGGTTATCAATTGAAGAGATTGCTAGAAAAGACGTTCCAGCCGACACTCCATATCTCATAATAGACGATTCAGATATTCCAGACGAACACAACGACTACTTCAATGCCTGGGAAGCAGATTTCTCTAATCCTCATGGTTATGGTATTGGTCATGAAGCATGGTTCAAGGAGCAAGAATCAAAATGATTACTATCAATATGGACAAGGCTAAAGAGATACACAAGAACAAACTTCGCGCTGAGAGAGAACCTCTGCTTAAAGATCTAGACGTTAAGTTCCAGAGAGCGCAGGAAGACGGTTCAGACACTAAAGACATCGTCGCTAAGAAACAAGCACTCAGAGACGTGACGAAACATCCTAAACTACTCAACGCTGAGACTATAGAAGAATTATCTATACTTACATTAGAAATTTTAATATAAATACCAATAAAAGGTAAATAATGTCAATAACCAATGACCTATCAAAGTTAGCAAACTCAGCCAACGTACTGGTAAACTCAATAACGGTGAACCCCACCGCTATTGTCAACGAAGTCGTGGCTGGAACTATATCAGTCGGTAACTCAGTAGCTAACGTCGTAGTCAATTCAAGTTCTATCTCAGTGGGTGGCACCCCACTTAATGCTACTTCTTTTTCAGGCACCGCCAACAACACCCTATACGTTGGTTCAGTAACAGCAGCTAACGTAGTCTCTAACGCCCAGTTACAGTCTAACGTTACTACGATACAGGGTCAGATTACCAGCAATGCATCTGCAGCCTACACTAACGCTGTCGCATATTCTGATGGAAAATCGTATGTTAACACATCACAGCTGAGTTCTAATCTCGCTAACTACGCTCTGTTGTCTGGTGGTCTATTTACTGGATCTGTCAACGCTGCTTCTTATAATGTTGGAACTACCTTTGTCGCAAACACTTCTGGCGTTTATCATTCGGTCAATACGTTTAATCATGGTACTTTACTATATGGCAATGGTGCATATGTTGGTATTGGTACTTCTTCTCCAGCGTATTCATTAGATGTATCAGGAATAGGAAGATTTACTGGTTCACCTTTATTGGTTGGAACAGGAGCTTCAGGCACAGCGGCAGAAATTGTATTAAATTCTGGTTCTGATAATAAGTATTCTGATGTTGATTTTGCGTATGGTGGTACCACTCAATGGCGTATAGGAATAAATGGTGGTACAGGTTGGGGAGTCTATAGTGGTGCTGGTACTACAAATAGATTTAATATTGATACATCTGGTAACATTACTGCAGCTAATAATTTTTATGTGACTGGAAATATTTATGATAATCAAAACACTGGTTATTATGTAAAACCATCTTCTACTTCTGTTTTTAATGGATTAACAGTAGCCTCAACAATCACTGGATCAGTTTCTGGCGCTGCTGTTTATATAAATGGCGCAGGTGCACCAACATCAAACGTAGATAGTTATCTTTATTCTGGTTGTTATTTTTGGTATCCAGGGGTTACTGGAACACCGCCAGATGCCGGATATGGAACAATATTTAGTTTTGTAAATGCCGGAACTTATCAAAATAATACTAATAATTGGTTAGTTCAGCTTGGATTTAATACCAGTGGTACTGTTGGTTATTTTAGAACTAAAACAAATGCTAGTGCATTTAGTGCATGGAATACATTTATACATTCTGCAAATTATTCTAGTTATTCTAATTTTGGTACTAATGCTGTTACTGGTAGTATATTCTATGATGGTAATAACACAGCATTTTATTGTGATCCAGCATCTACAACTGTTTTATCTAGTGTAACTGGAATAAATGCTACTTGGACACCGGATCAGCCTGTTAATACAAACATTGTAGCAGATACAACTAATGGATTTAGATTAAGAGCAGCAAACTATACAGCAGGTCAATACGATCATAGGTTTGTCAAACCAGACATGGGTGGTGGTATTCCTTTATATATTCAGCAAGCAACTGGTACAGCTGGAACTTGGTCAAATTGTTTAAGAGTTGGTGCTTATTCTGGTCAGACTGATATGTTGTATGTGTATGGATCTATTCAGTCTACTGGTGGTATTACGGTTCCTGGATCTAGTGCAGCAACAAATGGTTATACAAAACTTGTTAATGGTATCATTATTCAGTGGGGTCAATTATCGGTTGCAGCAAACGCTACAGCTACAGGAACGTTCCCATTAACATGGCCAAGTGGTTGTCAATCAATACAAGCGTGTCATGGTTCTGGTGGTATTTGGCAGAGTTATACTCAATTTGGTACTCTTGGTGGTGCTACAATTGTTTCTACAACTCAGTTTCAAATTTCAAATACTGATGACTCTACAATTACTTATTACTGGATGGCAATAGGATACTAATATGAAATACTTTTCACCCTCTACTAAAGGTTTTTATGATAAAGATATTCATGGTGATAACATACCATCCGATTCTATAAGTATATCAGATGATCATCATGTTTATCTAACAAAAAATCAATCAAGTAATAATTATATCGATGTCGAAGATGGAGAAGTTGTATTCAAAGAACGTATCCCAACCCAAGAAGAACTTGATAATCAATATAAAATAAAAAGACATTCAAATTATCCACGTTTAGAAGAACAATTAGATATGCTTTATTGGGATAGAGTTAATGGAACTGATAATTGGTTTAATAAAATTAAATTAGTGAAAGAACAATATCCAAAAACTAAATGAGTATATTATATGTTTGAATATCGTGAAAATTTAATAACAGATAATGCTTTAAGACTTGTATGGAAAGAGATAGAAATAATATATCCTTTACTATTTGGTCCCGAACAAACAGGAACATCAAGGTCTAATATTGGATTATTGAAAAAAGGAAAAGGATTTCTTTGTAGTGAAGATATGTCTAAGAATATTATTCCAACTTGTCATAAAGTAGCAAAAGTTGTTGGTGAAAAGTTAGATTATAAAAAATTAGATATTCTTATCAATTATTATGAAGATGGCGACTACTACAAACCACATTCTGACGATGCGTCAAAAACAATGATTATTCCTTTATGTAAATATGAGAGCAAATTTACAGGTGGATCTTTTAAATTTACAGATTTAAATATTACACTACCTTTTATTAATAACAATTCTATACTATTTGATGGCAAAATGAGACATGAGGTAACAGAGATAAATATGATAAATAATGGTAATATGTTAGGAAGATTTAGTTTAAATTTTTTTTACTTTTAAAATAAAGTCAATAAGGTAACTAATGTCACAGAACCAACACCTTGCGCTGCTCGGTCAAACATTAACAGTAAATACAGTATCTAATACAGTATCTGTAAATAGCGCCATCACAGTTGGTAACGTAACGATTAACGGTACTGCTGTTTCTGTCGGCGGTTCTATCGGTTCTGCAGGTCAGATACTACTATCAAATGGTACGGCAAATTTCTGGAGCAACCTACCAACAGCCAATGTGGTATACGTCTCAAAGACTGGTTCTGATTCCAACTTAGGTTATCTCAACAGCCCATATCTCACAATCAAACAGGCGCTGAGCAACGCTACCAGCGGTACGACGGTCTATGTTGACAATGGTGACTACACCGAGAACAACCCACTAACAGTTCCTGCCGGTGTCTCTGTCATTGGTAACGCTCTCAGAGGCGTCAATGTTATTGCACAGAACCCAACTAGCGATGTCTTCTGGTTAAACAATGGAACATACGTTAGAGAGTTATCAATTCAAGGCTATACATCACCGGCAGCTGCATTCGCATTTCCATCAGGTGGCGCTGGGTTGATCACAAGAAGTCCATATATTCTAAACTGTACTTCACTAACAACCACTGGTATTGGTTTGAGAATTGATGGTTCTCTTGCCACTGGAACAAAATCTATCATTGCAGGTCTCTATACGATCGTCAATCAGAATGGTACTGGTGTTTATATCTTAAACCAAGGCTACTCACAGCTGGTTAATATCTATACCATCTGCGCCAATGTCTCCGTTCGCTGTGAGTCGGGTGGTTTCTGTTCGCTGAACTGTTCAGACACCACGTTTGGTAACTATGGTCTCATTGCCAATGGCACTTCATCTGCCACTAATTCTGGATATTCAAATGGTGTCAATCAGTCTGGCAACACTTTCGTAATCAGTGGACTTGCCAACACTCCATTCATCAACAGTACGCTACAGTTTACTGGCGACGCTAGTTTCTATACAGTAACTGGTGTCACTCCGATGGCTTCTAATACTTCAACAGTAAATATTATGGAGACTATCACTACTCCGGTAGCCAATAATACTGCTGTTACATTCTATCAAAGAAGTCAGATCACAGCTTCTGGCCATACGTTTGAGTACTGTGGGACTGGTACCAACCTTTCTAACGCATCTCCATTCGCTGGTGGTATATCAAATACTGCGACTCAGGTGTTGTCCGGCAATGGTGGCGTCGTAAACTACACATCGACAGATCAGTTTGGTAATTTCCAGATTGGCAACAGCTTGACTATCTCTGGCCCAACATCTACTATCATCGGAACGACATTCCAAAAGAGCCTGTTTGGTTTAATGACTCCATATATTCTAGCTCTTGAAGGAAACTGATGTTAAAAGAATTAATAAAAGATAAGCATACACAGGCTGAGAATACTCTATTCATGCAGAAGATGTTTAGAGGTCAGCTCTCAGAAGATATCTGGGCTGATTTTGTTTTCAATAAAATGATGTGGTACAATGCAATTGAAATCAAAACAAAAGTTGAGGGTCATCTAGAAGATCTTCCTGGAATCGAAAGAACCTATAGGCTCTATCAGGACTATAAAAATTCTAATAAATACAGTAATAAAGAATTCAAAAAGGTAAGTATTGATTATTTTCACTACATCATGGATCTAGAACCTGGCAAGGTATTGGCTCATTTATATACATGGTATATGGGTGACCTTTCAGGAGGAGCTGTAATCAAGAAATTGATTAAGTCTCCTCATACCAGTTTAGAATTTGATAATGAGAACCAGCTAAGAATAAATATCTTATCTAAAGTAGACCATAGTCTTATCGATGAAATCCATATCGCTTTCGACTGGGCAATAAAGATAATGAGCGAATACGACAAGGAAATAATTAATGGCCACTAATTTAAATACGTTCAAGAATGTCACAGCCAACCTAGCGACTTCTAACGCCACGTTGTATACTGCTCCGACGGGTTATACTTCCATTCTATTGATGGCGCAGGTAACGAATATCACAACCACTGCAGCCAACGTTACTTTTGGATGGAACAACATCACGACCAATACAGAATTGGTGTATAACCTCTCAGTTCCTCCAAATGATGCAGTGAACGTATTAACTGGAAAACTAATTCTATCCAACGCTCACAGCGTCTATGCTTCTGGAAGTTCAGCAAATACATTGAAGATCACTTTAAGTGTTCTGGAATCATTGAACTGAGGTTAATATAAATGGTAAAATCAGTATCAGGGTTTACTACACTTAAAGTATCTAGTTCTCTTAGCGCCAACGTATTAACCGTTGGTAATTCTACAGTAAACTCTTCTGCTGTTTCTCTTAGCACTTCTTGGTTAGCTAATACGACTGGACTGTATCATACTGGTCTGATGAACGCCGCATCGTTCAGCGTCGGCTCAACAACCATAGCTAACAGTTCTGGTATATATGGAACGCTACAGACAACCTCACAACCAAACATAACTGCCAACAATTCGCTGTACCTTGGTGGTGTTGCTGCAGCTTCTTATGTTAACACTTCTGGCGCTTTTACGCTATCCGGTGTTTTATCTCATACGGCTAACGTGTCTGTCAATGGCGCTATCATCGCCAACGGTTCTGCCGGAACATCTGGACAGGTATTAACTTCGTCTGCCGGTAGTAATGTTTATTGGTCGACCATACCTCAATATACTATCAGTACTGGGTTGGTCAACACGTCTGGTACGGTCAC